GATTGTCGTTTAATGCTATTAGTTCTTTAAAGGCCCGCAATGAAATGGCTATGGATGTTCGTAGGCAACAGCTTGCAGCAGACGGGTTTGAGATAGCGGAGAAGATGAGATTACTAATTGCTCAGAAGGCTGAGATGTTAGCAAATGATGAGGAGGCAATGAAGAAAGTGAACACCCGCGACCTAGTGTTGTCATACGGTATTGCTATGGATAAAGCGTTACAGAGCTTGGGCGAGGCTAAGGTAGTGATTGAGCATAGGCCTGGTAAGCCTTCCCTGGAGGATGCTATTGCCGCGATCAATGCTGCTAAGGCTTCCTTGATAAAGGATGCTATTCCTGTGGAGAGCTTTGTAGTGCCGCCAGCCGCATGAAGTGGAAACCACACCCAGTGCTTTGTCCGCCGACGCCTGATGAGATGGCGCAGATGGAGCCTAGCAAGTTGCTGGAGCTGTGGGAGATATATCATTCGTCCATTGCTAACAGCGAGCGGGACAGCTATCGGTATGGCTTTGTCCTGCCGCATTGGAAACAGGCGGACATACAACTTGCCAAGTTCACGGAGATATTGATTAGNGGCGGTAATCGTTCTGGAAAAACAAGTTATGCGGCTAGGGCTGTAGTTCATTCGGCTATTGAGAATCACGGCAGCGTTATTATGTGCTTTAGCCAGAACGCCGACGTATCCATCCGTCAACAGCAGAGTGCCATCTATGATGCTCTGCCAGAAGAATATAGGAAGAAAATGCTGGGGGCTGAGGAGAATGTCAGCTACACTAGAAAGAACGGCTTCAGCAAAGGAAGTCTGATCTTACCTAATAGCCTTTCCCAAATAATTTTTAAGACATACGCGCAGTATTTGAATAACGATACGATCCTGGAAGGTGCTGAGCTGGGCTGTAGGGATGCTAAGGTAGTTAATATTGGGGCATGGTGCGACGAATACTTAATTGGGCCAGACCTACTGAACACCCTTAGATTTCGTTTGGCTACCCGCAATGCTAAGATGATTGTGACGTTCACTCCTATTGATGGGTACACGGAGGTGGTGCGCGACTACATTGGCGGGGCTACAACAATAGAAAGCAAACCAGCAGAACTACTTGGAGGAAGAATGGTGTCTACGATCCAACACTCCAAGAATCGTAATGCCGCCGTCATATACTTCCATACCAAGGATAATCCCTTTGGCGGCTATGACCGTATTGCCAAGGACTTAGCTAATAGGCCAGAGGAAGAAATCTTGTGCCGTGCGTATGGTATTCCCACCAAGAGTTTTAGTTGTCAGTTCCCTAATTTTAATACGGATGTAAATGTCATACCCCACGAAAAAATTCCTAGGATAAACGTCACTAGGTACATGGTGCTAGACCCTGCTGGCCGCAAGAATTGGTTCATGTGCTGGATAGCCGTGGACGAGACAGAGACGTATTACATCTATCGGGAATGGCCTGACGTTGCTACAGGAGACTGGGCTAAGTGGCATGGCGGCAAATGGATCGGCGGCGAAGGGTCTAAGGGGCTAGGCTATGGCATCAAGGACTATGTTAATCTAATCACTACCTTAGAGTCTGATGGTAAGGAAAACGTCTTTGAACGGCTAATTGACCCACGCTTAGGCGCGGCTAAGTATCAGGGGCAGGACGGGGCTTCCTCTATCATTGAAGACTTGTCTATGGCTGGCCTGACGTTTGTTCCTGCGCCCGGACTTGATATTGAGGACGGCATCCAAGCCCTCCAAAGCAAGATGGCTTATAATAAAAAAATTTCGATAGATGGCGTTAATCGCCCACACCTTTATGTATCCAACCGTTGTCAAAACATTATCCAAGCGTTCCAAGAATACACAGCCGAAGGCGGCCCCGACGAAGCGTGGAAAGACCCCATCGACGTATGCCGTTATGCTGCCATTGATGGAATCCAATTTGTTAAGGAAAATAAGTATGATGTACAAAAAATTAAAGGAGGCTATTAAATGAGTGCTATTCGTATCACAGACTTGGCTAAGGAACTAAACGTATCTGTAAATGAGCTTATGACGATTAAAACCAATAAGCTCGACGAGACAGACTACAAGGGCGTTGGTAAGAACACATGGTTTAACGATGCTGGCATTGCCAAGATTCGTCTAGCCATTGACATCCCGTTGGCTGTCCCAAATCAATTTGTAGGCATGGTGCTGTCTAGTGCCAAGAATCCCAATTGGGTGTATTGTGAGATTGTAGGGATTGGCGGCAAAAAGCCTGTAGCCATCCCACGCCGCTTGCGTGGTAAACTGTTGAATAAGCGTATTCCAATTCACGCTATCACTGATGCCACTGGGACAACCTACCGCCATGCGCTCCTCACGGGATATAACTAATAATCCCGACTGGATTTCAGAGCAAGTAGATAGACTCCTTGGCTTTGAAATGCTTTGTAAACTCCTCACTGCTGACCCTCGTCCTATCCCGCCCGGTAGTCTGGCTGATAAGATTGGGGTGTATAAAGGATATTCCCACACAATTCTTTCCGATATTAGAACCCGCCAATTAAATGGATAATAACGACAAACAAGAAGCCCTGACATACGCCAGCAAAGAGCCAGACATTACAGTGCTGCGCGATGCGTATGAGCAAACAGTTAATGAACTAAGTAGCTTCTTTGACACTTGCCGTACTAGCTATGATGACCGTCGTAATTATTGGCCGGGCAAGAGCCGCGACCTACGCAAGCACGGGGCTGATGCGTTTCCTTGGGAGGGTGCGGCGGATACAGAGGCGCACGTTATTGATGAGCGCATCAATGCGTATGTTGCTATGTTTATTTCGTCCATGTCTCGCGCTAACATTCGCGCCTATCCTGTGGAGATTACAGACATTGGTAGGTCAAAGGTTGTAAGCAGCTTCCTCAAGTGGATGGTGTCTTCTTACATTCCTCGTTTTAAGAAAGAGATGGAACTGGCCGCCAATTATTTATTGGAGCGTGGCGTTCTCATCACCTATGTAGGCTGGCAACGTGAGAACAGCACCTACTTGCAAAAATTAGACTTAGCGCAACTAGCTCAAGCCGACCCGAATCTAGCCAAAGCTGTGCTAGAGGGAACCGCTGATGACCAGCTCATTGAGATGCTGCGCTCTGTCTACCCTCAAGTGTCTGATAAACGTGCCAAGCGTGCATTAAATGAACTCCGCAAGAAAGGTGTTGCTGAGATTCCTGTTGTACGCCGCCAGATTGACTGTCCTCTAGTCAAAACCCTTAGCCCTGACGGGGACTTCTTCTTCCCGTCCTACGTTACAGACCCACAGCGTTCGCCTTATTGTTTCTGGCGCACCTACTACACAGCCCAAGAGTTGCAGAACAAAGTTGGTACAGAGGGCTGGGATAAAGAATGGGTAGATTACGTTATTGAGCATTATCGCGGGATTAAAGTGAACGCGATTGAAACAGAACTTAATGGCCGCCGTAACTATGGCTTCACCACACAAATTTATGAGGCCAATGAACTCATTGAAGTGGTGTATGGCTACCAACGGTTAATTGACAAAGAAGATAATTCGGAAGGCATCTACTGCACCGTATTCCATCGTGACCTAGACCGCAAGAAAGAGGCGCAGAATGTGCCTGCTTATGCCAAATTTGAGCTGATGAATGGCTACGAGGATTATCCTGTGGTTGTTACACGGCTGTTTGAAAACAGCAAACGTCTGTATGATACACAGAATGTTTCTGACTTGCTNCGCGGTATCCAATGGCAAGTGAAGGTGGAACGCGACAGCCGCATTGACCGCAACAGTATGGCTACTTTGCCTCCTGTAATGCATCCTGTGGGAAATGAACCAAAAGACTGGGGGCCGGGGCGTTACGTTCCCTATCGCCGTGCTGGTGAGTTCCAGTTTGGCCCTATACCGCAATACAATGCGGGTTCTGTAGAGATGGAGAACACACAGCTCAAAACGGCTGACAATCTTGTTGGCCTAGACTCAACAAATCCTTTGTCGTCTATCAAACAGCAGTTCTTTGTGGATAAGTTCTTGGGCCATGTGCGCGATGTCATCAAGATGTCTTTTAAGTGTTATCAACGCTTTGGCCCAGAACAAGTGTTCTTCCGTGTTACAGGTGTGCCTGACCCACAGCGGTTTGATAAGGGCAATCCTGATGAGGACTTTGACATCCTAATTAATTTTGATGTCNTNAACACCGANCCAGAGACACAAGAAGCAAAGCTNAATCAGCTTGTGTCGTTATTGCAGCTCGACAAGAATGGCCGCATCAATGTGGATNCTCTCTTGGACATGGCGGCTGCCGCNATTGACCCAATGTTGGCCGACGCTATCTTGCAGCCAGCCGAGCAAGCNCAGCAACAGATTGTCAAACAAGTAACCGATGACCTTACAAAAATCTCGTCCGCTATTGAAATGCCAGCCCGTCCAAATGGGGCGCAAATCGCGCTGCAAGTTATCACCCAATACGCCCAGCAGCCAGANGTTGTCCAGCGATTGCAGCAAGACGAAGCCTTTAAGGGCCGCCTCGAAAAGTATCATTCACAATATATCTTCCAGATGCAGCAAATGCAGAACGCCCAGATCGGCAAAATCGGGACTCAGCCCGCTGCCGTTGGTGAAATGAATACGCAACAGATGGCGCAGCAATGAACAAGGAAATGTTTAACGTAAACTTTTCTCCGCAACAAGAGCCAGCTCCAATGGCTGCCGTTGCAGCTACCCAGCAAGCTACCCAGCAAGCTGCTCCTGCCCCAGATTTTGGCGAGAGCTTATATTTGCAATTGTTGCAACATGAAGGCACTCGACAATATTCTTATAAGGACAGGGACGGACGTTCTATTGGTATTGGATTTAATCTAAACGATAAAGACAACCAAAGGATATTGGCTGACATGGGCTACAATGTTAAGAATGTTATTGCTGGAAAGGTGAGGCTTACGGAACCTGTGATTAGAGAACTTTACGAAACTTCTGTTGCTAAAGCCACTAAGGATGCCAACAAATGGATTCCTAATCTTTCGGATCAGCCAGAAAGCGTCCAGAAGGCTGTGATTGATATGTCATTTAATTTAGGCGCAACAAAACTGGGTGGCTTTGTTAAGACCCGTGATGCNATAATTAACAAAGACTATAAAGAGGCTGCTAAAGAAATGATGGATAGCAATTGGGCTAAACAAGTGGGCAAACGTGCCAACACGCTTTCTGAGATGGTGCGCTCGGCCAAATAATCTTTATGCAAAAAGACCTTGTATTCCTCAGTAATTTTAAGCCGTTTGGCGAACTGCTCAAGCAAATCCAAGAGATGAGAGAGGATGCTATTAGCTCTCTGCTGGAGGCTAAGACAGAACACATTCAGCAAATTAGTGGGCAGATAATTGCTTTTGACAGCATCTTGCAGCTTACAGAAGCTAAAGATGTTATTAAGAAGACAGATAATCTTCCTTAATAGGGGTAGCCTTACACATGGCCTTTTCCCGGCGGCCATGCAGCTCATAGCTTTTAATTAAATAGCTTGCGGCTTACAGCTTAAAATTAAAAAGAAACAAGAAAGAAAAACAGAGTATGAGACTAAATCTAGCCCCTTGTCAAGCAAATAATTTCATTTCTTGTATTCCTCGACTGAAACTATTTTTATTCCACGGAAGTTCTCCTTCATGGAAATGATGGCTTTTTGAGCGTCTGCTGCCCAAATCGGCGTTTCGCCAGCACACAGCACCTCGGCATCATTTGGCAATCTGTCGTTCCCAGAACGGAGATATTGAGTCCATTTAATCTGATA